TATAAAATTCTTTTTGATCTACTCCATTTACAAATAGCTGATTTCCGTTGGAATCTCTTAACTTTCTTAACCTATTTTTAATTCCATAATGAGCAGTGAAACCATTCACATCTAAACCACCATCTTAAATTAATGCCATCAAATCAGATACATCTAAATCTAAGCTTGCAGCAGTACCATCTACAATCTCATTATCAATTCCATCTGCTACAGAAAGAATTGATTTAGTAAATGGCGAATTAGTACCAAATAAACATGCAGCATCTATAGCCTTATAAAAAGCTTCTGCAATAGCTGGTCTAAGCTCACCAAAAACGTTTATAGTGGTATCATTTAGTTTTTCTTTTGTAACTGGAATAATCACACCAAGTTTTTTAGCTTCCATCTCAGGGAATATCCATTGAGCTGTGCTAGTTTGAATCCTCTCTGTTTCTCCTACCCAGTATGCACCTGGACCATCTGTCATAATAGAAAATTTCTTCTTATCTGACTTCATAGGTTCAACTTTAGAAAGTCTAAGTATAGATGAACCTCTGGCAACATCTTTCATTATCCCTGCAGCTTGCTCCGTTGGTACAAAACCTGTTAAGTTATCCTTCAAGTAACCTGAATCTGCAAATAATTGAAGATTAATATTGAAAAGTTTACTCATTTTTACATTCCTCCTGTTTAAAAAATTAATTTCTTTTTGCTTGATTCTCATAAATTGCCTTCATAAAATCGTCAGTACTGTTGTTTTCTAGAGTACTTGTCTTTTTCCCAAAGTTGCCTTGACTACCAGTGCTGGTAGTTGTAGATTCATCTTCAAACAAATAAGGATCACTATCCCTAAGCTTTTCTAGTTGTGTGTCTAGTCCCAAAAGCTTGTCTCCATCTTGCTTAATCTCATCTAAATCTAAAAGAGCCATAACAGCCTTAATATTTTTAGCTTTGTTATCTCTTAGGCTATTTTCTAGAGCAAAATTAAAAGCCTGCTCTTTGATTTTCTTTTCATACTCATCTGCAGACTTTTTATTAGCCTCTTCAAGCTCTTTTATTTTGTTCTGTAGTTCTTCATTACCTTTAGCTTTTTCAGAAAGGTCCTTTAGTTGTTTATCCCTTTCTTCAAGCATTTTTTTATATTCTTTCTTTTGCTCGTTTACTTGGTCGAATCTAGATTTAGGAATAAAATTCCCATCATCAATCATTATTTTAGTGTCGCCAAGCTTTTCTTTAACTTGGTTAAATAATTCTTCGCCTAACAACTCTTTAAGTTTTTCCATTTCTTCATTACCTCCTATTTGTTTCTGATTCGTTTTTTACGTGCCACCGAACCACGATAGTCTTTCCCTTTTACGCCAGAAATACCAAAGGGGCGAATTTAAGTACTAAAAAAACACCCTTTAGTTAGGATGCCTAGAAACTTATTTTTTGTTCAATTTATCCATTTCTTCTTTGTGTCTTTCTAGTAACTTATTAAGCTTTTTAATGTCTCCTTTATCTTTAGCTGTTTTTATTTTCTTTTGTAAATCTCGTATCTTTTTATTAGTTAAAGCTACTATGTAATTTTTCCCACAATATTTACATGAATAATATATCTCTTGGATACCGTTATTAACCCATCTTTTCTGTAGATCCTTAATCTCAAATTTAGTTCTACATTCTTCACATATTACCATCATATGTAAATCTACTATCATTAAACTTTATCTAAATGCCACCACCAATGTTCTTTGGGCTCATTATTATTCCAACCTGGGAATGGTTCTTTTAAATAACGAACAAATTCTTCTGCTCTTTTTAATAAAATCTTATCATACTCTTCTAGCTTTTTCTTTTGAGATTCATTTAATTTTTCATAATTATCCTGAATTGTGCTCCTATTTAGAAATGTTTCAACATATTCAAATGGACTTACTTCTAAATCATCTGATACATCCATTCCATAAGCTTCAATTAATTTATCTAAATCAATCATTTTTATACAACTCCTCAATAGTTGACATGAATTTAATCCCAGTTAATTGTTTATTTAAATAGTAATTATAACCTTTGTCAGGAGGATATGCTGTATCTATGACTCCATTTTCGCCAATTATAGATATCCATTCTTTATCTCCGAAAATAAAATATTTCTGATTAAATCCTTCGTTATAATAAAGAAAAACATCGGAACTTTTATTTTGCATTATTTCCATTATCCTACTCTGATACTCTTTTTTTGTCCAATTTTCAGGAATATGTCCTTTTCTTATTCTTTTATTTACATGTTGCTCTAACTTCCCTTTTTTCCACTTAAGTCCATCAGTTAAAATTCTTTCTAATACTATTATAGCACTATTTTTGTCATTTTTTAACTCTTTCCAAGGTTTTAAGAAGTCTTTTTCTTGTAGAACACCAGCATTATATAGGTACCATTTTTTCTTTCCTCCTAGGAATGACATCTGTATATCTCTTGATTGTCGTTTAAGCCAATCAGAATCTGATTCTCTTTTTCTAAAGGCATACGGGTTGCCATCTTGCTTTCCTCCACCAGCAAATTCCTTTCCAAATTCTTTGTACCAAGCATCTAAAGTTGGATTACTTTCACCATCCAACCATTTTCTCAATTCTGTGCCTATTTCTTCCATGTCCTTTGGTATCACTGGCCATTGACTACAAAGACATTGTGGATGTGGTAATGGAGTTTTATCTATAGGAAAATTTCCTTTTCCTAAACCTTCATCATGGTTAGCATAGACATCGCATTCATCTTCGCCAAAAGGCAACACCTGCCTAGAGTAATGAGATGAAGAAAGTTCCCAATGCATAGCTTCGACAAAAGGATTTATTTCACTGCTTCTGACATTAGAAAGAAAAAAAGCATGGTTTATTGAAGTTCTAGCAAGTCTTTGAGCATTATATTCTATCTTCTTTTTACCTACATTTGGATAAACCTTATTCCAATCCCATGTTATTCTTGCATCTGGATCCACATACTTTTGTATGTCTCCTGCAAACTCCTCTACTGATTTCTTTTCTGCTATAGCTCTTTTTAGCATATAAGCTATGTCTTTTTCCATCTTACTAGCATCAATCCATATTCTTTCAGAAAGGCCTTTATTATCATGGTACATAGTTCCATTCATGATTTCTAAAAGAGCTTCTTCAGGAACTCTACTAAGTACGGTCCTAAATGTTCTATCAATATCCATGCCATATTTTTTACCAATCATATTAAAAAATGATAATTGAATCTCCTTTGCATATTCTGCAGCTTTTTTAATATATTTCTTGTCTGATAGAAATATTGTTTTACTGATTTCTTTTATCTGCTTATCTACTGATGTCATATAATCTTTAGCTAATCTTTCAGTAAGACTTCTTCTTTTAGAACCAATATACTTTACTTCCAATTCTTTTGAAGCTTCTTTATATATATTTCTGATATCTTTATAACTTAATTTGAATAATTTTAAATGATTTCTTCTAGCTCTATTTATAAGCTCCTGGTATTCAGAATTATTCTTCATCCTCATCACCATTTAACTCTTTGTTAACTCCACCCATAAAAGCATCTTGTAATAGTGCCTGCTCCTTTGCTATCTGCTGTAGCTCCTGCTCTGCATCTTCTACTATGGACCATTTTTCAATATATGATTTTCTAGACCTTACTTGAGCATTAACCTCTGCTAAGTCATTTAACCTCTCTGTTTCATCATTAGGTTTAGCAACTTCAGCAGCTGCAATCTTTGGTGTTGGTAGTCGTGGCATTGGCTTGCCCTCCTTTTGTCGAAATTTGTATGAATTTGTATGAAGGTTTTATCCAGTTTTTATTGAAATTTGAATTGTACCCGAGGATAATTGGAGGTATTTAAGTGTTAAAAAGACGCCTAACTAAAGAAGAAATTCATGACTTGTCTTTAATCGTTGCTAGTAAAGCTGATGCAAATAATAATCTTAAAAACTACGAAAAAAGTGTTGAATTCTTTAAAAAATTAAATGAAGAATATAAAAAAGAAAATCCACCTAGAATAACTTTTCTTAAATAATTAATTTTCCTCGGGTACAATTACTTTGTTTGGTGCAATTATTAGCTGACCTAATGAATAATTAATATCTTCTTTAGCTAAGTCTAAAATTTCTAATGCTTCACATGCCTTTAACTCATGCTTAGTAAGTACTGACAAAATCTCTTCTACTATTGTCTTCATGTCGAAATCCATCTCTCTCCCTCCTTAAATTATTTTTTTGAAACTGGGAAAAATAATAGTTAAGCTGGGGTTGGTTTAAAATAATTTATGTTGAGTTTCTATTAGTATCGCTTTTGGAAACTTTGTTATCAAAAAAATATCTTCTATTTTCATTCCAAGTTTTTCAGATAT